TTATCTCTAAGACCTAGCTCTGTAGGGTCATATAAGCCACCTACCATAGCCATAGCTGCTTTAGGTGCGTTCCTACTCATATAAAGCTGTGTAGCTTCCATAATCTCATCTTTAAGTGATTTAACTATGTCTGTTGTGCTAGAGCTTTCAGAATAACCTGCAAGTAATTTAGCTTGTACTACATCTCCACCTGCTCCATCAAATAAAACATTTAGAAACTTCTGTTGTCTTTCAGTTAATTCTCTGCTCATAGAGGTAGCTCCTTAACAAGTTCTTTTTCTACACGTGCTATTAATCTAACTGCACGGTTAGTTGTCTGCCTATACCAATTACTGTCTTCCATCTCATCTGCCATCTTAGCCCAATCTAAATCTTCTACTGCTGCAATTAGATTCTTAAACTTAGACAGTCTTGGTCTACCTAATTGAAAACACATATTAGCAAGTACATGCTGTATGTCTTCAGGTAGGTTATTAAATTGCGAGAAGAGTAGATTACAATCTTTTATAGTTGTTTCTATGTCTTTCGCAAACCATTCATCCACTTGTTCATGTGGTATCTTTGTTCCTACAGGTCCTGAGTATACTTCTTCATCCCATTCAGTTACTAAGTGTCCTATCCCTCCGGTTAAATGTCCTAGTGAACATCTATAAGTTTCATACATAACACCTTCGTCATTAGCTATCTCATCCTGTAGTTTTATTAAATTCATTTCTTTCCCATCATTTTCATTGCTGCTCCTGCACCCTTAATACCAAAAGATGCTGATATGGCTATAAATAAAAGATACTGATACCATTCAGGTAATGTATTAAGTACCTCAAAGCCTACTCTAACATATTCTGTCATGCTAGGAATAAACACTAGTATAGCAGGTAATAACAAAACAATCAAGGCAAATTCGTCTTTCCATGAATTATCTGTAGAATCTGCCATAGACTTTTCCCATGCTACTTCACCTGTAGCAACTTTCTCAGCTACAACTGCTTTAGCTCTAGCTTGTGCTACCTTTGCCTGTCCATCTGCTTTGACCTTTTCAACCTTACTGCTCATCCACGAACTAGCGAGGTTTGCTATTGGTCCTATTAGTGCTCCTAACATTATGATTTTTTCTTTTTCATTTGTATTTTTTTCATATCTGCTGTACTCATACCCTCGTAGACTTTTCCTTGGCTACCTTTTTTGTACACTACTTTTTCTTTATCCTTAGTAACTCTTGTATCTTTAACAATCTTAGGAGAGTTTTTTGAACCTGTTATATATTTTTCCATAAATGTTCGTTTTCTTACAGGTACATTAATAGGTTGACTAGCTTTTATTTTATTTAAATCTTTTATTTTAGGATTTTCTTTTTCTAAAGATTTTAAAGTAACACCAATTTCTTTTGCTATACCACTTAGAGTATTACTGTTTTTTCCAAACTTACCTGCTGTTACACTAAAAGAAGCATCCTTAGTTGTTTGTTTTTTTTCTTTAGCTATAGTTACAAGTTGTTTTTCATAATTTGATAAGGGTCTTTCTTTTGTTCCCTTTATTCTTGGTTTAAATCTATCTAATATGTTTCCCATTATCTTCTCCTTTATGTTCGTGACCCATCCAAATGCCAAAGACACCTGTCATAACACCCATTACAACCGACACAAAGGCTGACTGAGCTGCTGTTGGGTTATCTAAATCCATAAACCATTCAGCACATCTCCATGACATCATCGTACTTGCTAACATCATAAACCTTGGTAGCACTTTCCATTTAAGGAATTGTTCTACTGTAACCACTAAGGTCTTCCTTGAAACTTATGTAATGACTTTACATGTTTATTATAGAAATAGTTACCTATCTTTAGAAATGGTTTCGCTATATCCAAGTATATTAAGTATGTCTTTAGTTTCATCTGAACCTCGCTGTTTTTTGTGCAATCTTACGTGGCTGTTTAGATATTTGTTTACCTCGTTTAACTGCGTTGCGTTTAGCAGCCGTAGTGGCTTTGTATTCTGCACTTGATAAAGCTTTAATCGCTTTCGTAGGGAGATAACGCTCACCTGTAGCTTTTGACCCTTGTATAGAAGGTTTGCCACTCTTAGTTCTCCACTTCTCTTTAGTCCATTTAGCTAGTGACTTTTGGGGTGCTTTCATAAGCTTCCTTTATTTGTTCTATTGTTCTATAGCATCCTACACATACATCGTCTACTAATTTACATATACCTATACATGGTGTCATTCTATTTCATCTCTAAGAATAAAAGTTTTTGGTTGTGTGTCTATTGATGCCTGTGCTCGGTTTACCCAAACACTTGCCAATAAAAAAGCAAAACCACCTATTACAATTACCACAATTAACCATGCTATTATCTCACCTATTTGTTTTCTTAGTTGTTGTTGTTTATATACTGTCTCTTGTCGTTCTTTTCTTATCTTACCTTCCATAGCCAATAGCTCATCATAAGCTTGTGGTCCATGTGTCATGTTTAAAAACATCTTGAGTTCGTATCTTTGTTCCTCAAGTTTCTTCTTGGCTGCATAAGCTTGCAATGCAGTAGATTCAATACTCCCACCACCAAATACTTTACCGAACACTCCGGGATTCTTCGCTTGTTTCTCAGCTTGGTCAACATCACTTGCTGCTCCCATCCATCTGCCAATGTCTCCTGACATCTGTTCTAAGTCACGACCCATAGCGAACCCAGACTTGATAGCATCAAATGCTTTACTTGCTACACCTACTGCAAGGGATATAGTTACTGGGTCCATAACTAACTCCTTTGTGGCACGTAGAACTCTTTTACTTTAAAAGTAACAGTAATTTTAGAAGCTGTATCTGAAAGTCCTCTTAACTTATCAGCTTTAAATAACCACAGTTTACTCTCTAAAAGCAAAACGGAATTTGCTGCTATAGATAAGGCTTCAGTAAGTGTAAAATAAGTAGTACTTTGACTGTCATACCAATCTAAACTAACTGTAACTGCACTTGAATGTTCATTACATATGTGTATACTGTCTATCTCTGCTTCATAGTTAGATGGAACAGTGTATATGTCAGCATTGCTTGTTGTTAATAGTTTTCCAACAGTGCTATTCTTTGTGTCCATCTACTTTTTCCTTATTGGTTTGCAGTATGCTGTTAGCTGTAGGTTAGGACCATCTTTCTGTGGTATAGACGGTTGCCTGTGTAATCTCTCTGCAAAATATAAACATCTATTAATGTCTTGAAAGGTCTGTGTTTGGTCTATGACTTTTAATCCCATCATAAACACTAAGACAAACTCAATCATCACCTTTTTCTGCTAGTGTCTCTTCATGACATTCGCATGTACATTCTTCACAATCACATTCGTAGCACGTACAAGTATCACATCTTTCTTTAGGCATTGCGATATCCTCCTCCTGCTTTTTTATATTGTAAGGCAAGCATCTGTGCTTTTCTTGCAGACCACTGTCCAGCTTTGCCACCCTTTGTACCTCGTTTAATCTTTTCAAATAATGATTTACGCATGGTTGGCTTAGTATAATTCCCAGACTCATTGACTTTACTTTTTGCTTTTGGTTTTGATTTTACTACCATTTTCCAACTTCTTTAATGCTGTCTTACTCAAGTCACCATAGTGTAGTAACTTCTTACTAGACTTAGTATGTGTCTTACCTGTATGCAAAGAACCATCTTTCATCTTGTGCATACTGCCTGTCCACACAGTTCCATCCTTTAAATAATGTTTTACACCTTTCATTATTTCTTTCTCCCTATTTTCTTTTTAACCATACCACCAGATGCCATTTTTATATTTTTTGCCTTGGGTTTGCCTTTACCAAAGTTTACCCCATGCCCATTTAATGTGCCATCTTTATATGTAGTAGGTCCTTTTGATTTCATGGTACTACTTCTTTTTCTTCATTGCGTAACCACCACCCATCATTTTAGTAGCTTTAGGTTTAGTGACCTTTGTTTTCTTTGTAGCAGTTCCATAACCACCCATGTTCATTTTCTTTGGTTTAACTTTCATTCCATGTTTCATTATTTAGTTTCCTTTTATGTTATTATATGCCATTGGACTAGCTTTCTTGAGAGCACGTAGTCCTGCATTATCTGTAACTGAACCACCACCTGCATACATATGCTTCTTACCACTAACACTTCCACCATATGCCATCTCAGGTTTTTTTAGCATACCACCCATGTTCATTTTTTTCTTTTTCATTTTAGGTTTACCACCACCTATTATGATAGCTATGCTACCCATTCCTTTTTTATTCATTTTAAATTACTCCTAAGATGTTGCGTATTTTTTTCTTGCATTTTTAGTTCTAGGGTATGACCTATTTTTACTTGCTGGCATAGCTTGTAACTTGCTATTAGGGTTAAGAGCATTACCACCTACGTGATGTACATCTTTACCATCATACTTTTTAACTGCACCTGCCTTGATTAATTTATTACGTGCAGTATTACGTAGTACTCGTTTCTTTTTGACTACAGGTTGCGAATCATACTTTCTTTCTTTAGAATAATTTCTACCTGCAGCAAGACCACCAACAACGTACTTCTTAGTGGTCGTTGCCTTTTTCTTTTTTACAACTTTAGCCATTCTTCATTTTTCTATTATCTACTGTTGATAGTACGTATCCACCCTCACGATAATCATTAGCACCCATCCGTTTCTTTGTATTGGATAGACCACCTTTTGATTTATTGTCTGCTGCTATTTTTTTATCAGCTAGTCGTTTTGCTTTATTAGCATCTTTTACTTCTTCCTCTGAAGATAAAGTATCTACTATGACACCCGCTGCATTAGCTGCAATACTGCCTAGTTGAAATATGCTAGTGGCTGTTTTAGCTGCATCAAATAAATTCATTATGCTTCCCCTATTTTTTTTTCTTTATTGCTTTTACTCTTAATTTTTTCTTTTCTAGAGTCCACACCATTAACAAAGTATCTTTTATCACTAAAATTTCTCTTAGTTTCCTTGACTGCTTTATCAAAGTCTTCTTTGACCCTACCTAAGAAACTTTTACTTTTCTTCTTTTCAACTTTATTTTCTGTCCTCTTAGGAATAGTCTGAGCACCTCCATAGTTAGGTGTCTTCTTTTCTACCTTCTTTTCAACTTTCTTTTCTGTCTTAGGCTTCATAAACTTCTGCATAGCCGCCCTTGTCTTAGAACCCATGATACCATCAGCTTTAATGTTAGCACCTTTG